TGGAAAATCTCAAATTAGAATTGTACCTTACTTACATGATAAGAACAATCCTTTTAGTGAGTTATTCTTTCACTACAGTTTAGTTCCTAATAAAACTGTATTGTCACCACTTTCATATGGTCGTCCTGATCCTGTTCAACAATTTGCCGATAAGTTGAAATCAACTGGCAACAAAGATGAGTGGATTCAAGGTAAGAGAATCGAACCAAAAATGAGAACTTTTGTTCCTGTAGTGGTTCGTGGTGAAGAAAACGAAGGTGTTAAGTTTTGGGGATTTGGTAAAACTGTTTATCAAGAACTTCTTGGTATCATAGCCGATCCAGACTATGGTGATATATCCGATGCTACAACAGGTCGTGATATTGTTGTTGAAAGACAAACACCTGCTGAAGCTGGTAACCAATATGGTAAGACCACCATTCGTGTCAAACCAAATGTTACAGCACTTTCCGATGATTCTAACTCACTTACCAAGTTGTTAGATGAACAACCAGACATCAAAGAGTTGTATAATGAACCAACTTTTGATGAGTTGAAAGAACATCTTAGTAACTTTCTGAATCCATCAGATTCTACAGAAGAAACAACAGAAAAAGAACCAGAAATGGTTACTACTGAAGCTTCTTCAAATGTAGAAGACGATTTCGATAAGTTATTTAATTCATAAACCGTGCGGTGGGGTGAGCTGGTTTCCTCCTTTTTCCGGCTCACCCAAATTTTTAGGAGAAACAAATGTCTAATAGAGATGAATTAGCGGATATAATTGCGGGTGAACTAAACAAACAATTCAAATCAAATCAAGTTGCTTATTTCTTGGATGGTGTTCAAGAAACTCCAACTGATGTTACTGATTGGGTTGGTACAGGTTCAACCTTGTTAGATTTGGCAATATCAAACAGACCACACGGTGGTTTAGCTGCTGGTAGGATTACAGAAATCAATGGATTAGAGGGAAGTGGTAAATCACTTATCGGTGCTCACGCTCTTGCTTCTACCCAAAGAAAAGATGGTCTGGCAGTATACATTGATACTGAATCTGCTGTTTCAAGTGAGTTCTTACAGGCTATTGGTGTGAATACTGATAGTATGTTATATGTTCACTTAGAAACAATCGAGGATATATTTGATACAATCGAAACAATAGTTACAAAAATTCGTGAATCAAGTAAAGATAAATTGGTTACAATATTAGTCGATAGTTTGGCTGCTGCTTCTACTAAAGTAGAGATGGATGCTGACTTTGACAAAGATGGTTGGGCTACAAGTAAAGCCATCGTTCTGTCTAAAGCTATGAGAAAGATTACACAAATGATTGCTAGACAAAAAGTTTGTTTAATCTTTACCAATCAGTTAAGACAAAAATTAGGTGTGATGTTTGGAGATCCTTGGACTACTTCTGGTGGTAAGGCTCTTCCTTTTCATGCATCAACTCGTATTCGGTTAAAGAATATGGGACAAATCAAAGATACCAAAAAAGATACTATTGGTATCAAGATAAGAGCTCAAGTAATCAAGAACCGATTAGGTCCACCTTTGAGAAGTGCTGAGTTTCCACTTTTCTTTGATAAAGGTATTGATGATTATGGGAGTTGGTTAACTGTAATGAAAGACCACAAGTTGGTAAAACAAGCTGGTGCTTGGTATACTTTCGTTGACCAAAATGGAGAAGAACACAAGTTCCAATCCAAAGACTTCGGTGCTCTTATATCCGATGTAGAAACTCAAAAATACATCTATGACTCTATCTGTGAAAAACTAATACTAAAGTATGACTCTGCTCAACTTGGTATTGACGATGTAACTACAGAACAAGAGTTTGTTGATGAGTAGTGCCAACAAGAATCTATTAAATAAAAGATTCTATGAGTTTAAGGATGAGATTGATGTAAATCCTGAAACTAAAAACTTAAACGACCATGTTCTATTGGTCGATGGTTTCAATACATTTATTCGTAGTTTCAGTGTCAATCCATCCTTAAATGAAGATGGTGCTCATGTTGGTGGTTTGGTAGGGTTTTTAAAATCGATAAGATATACAATTAACAAGTTTAAACCAACTCGTTGTATTATTGTATTTGACGGTAAGAACTCCTCCAAACCACGACAAAAGATATATCCCCAATATAAAGCAGGTCGTAAAATTAGAAGTCGTTTGAATCGTCTTGTTGATTGGGGTGGAGGTCCTCATGATGAACGAGAAAGTATGGCTCTCCAACTTAAGAGACTTGTTGAGTATTTGGAATGTCTTCCACTAACGATTGTATCAATAGACAACTTAGAGGCTGATGATATAATGAGTTATATCCCAAGTGTTGTTCTTAAAGATAGTAAGTTTACAATTATGTCAGCTGATAAAGACTTCTATCAGTTGGTAGATGATAGAGTGAAACTTTATTCACCTACTAAAAAAATACTCTATGATAGAGAATTAGTAAAAAAAGAGTTTGGAGTTTACCCACAAAATGTGTTAACTTGTAGAGTGGTAGATGGAGATAAATCAGACGATATACCTGGTGTAAGAGGCATAGGTGTTAAAACCTTAATAAAAGAGTTTCCACTTTTAGTAGAGGATAGAGAGTTTAATACCAAAGACCTTATAGACATGGCAAAATCACGAAACACAAGAATATCAAAGATGATACAGGATAATGAGTTGATAATAAAGAGGAACTATCTTCTTATGCAGTTAGGAGATCCTGATATCAAAAATCAGACAAAACTAAAAATCGGAGATTCGGTCAGAGGAATGGCGCCAAAATTAGTAAAATATCAGTTGCAAACTTTGTTCGTAAAGGATAAATTATGGGGACAAATACCTAATTTTGACAACTGGTTAACAGAGTTTAATATCCTTGACCACTATTGGAAGAACAAAAAATGAGTAAGACAAAAAATATATCAGAGTTTGGATATAATTTTCAAGTAAAGTTTGTCGTATGTTTAATTAGTGATAAACTTTTTTTAGAGCAAATTGTAGACATCTTAGATGAAAAGTATATAACTAATGATGGTTTCAAGTGGATTGTAAAAGCTATTCGTGAGTATTATCAAGAATACAAAACAAACATCACGATGGAAGTATTTAAGATAAAGATACAAGAGATTGATTCAGATTTACTACAAGTAAATGTAAAGGACTCTTTGAAAGAAGTCTACAAACATATGGAAGCCGAAGACTTGGAATATATCAAAGATAAGGCATTAGACTTCCACAAAACACAAGTTTTAAAAGATGCTGTTATTCAATCTGCTAAGATATTAGAGGTTGATGGTAATACTGATGAAATAAAATCCCTTATCGACTCTGCTATGCAAGCTGGTGTTGAGAGAAACTTAGGACACGACTACTTACAAGATATAGAACAAAGATATGAGGAGTCTGCTCGTGTAACATCACCAACACCTTGGGATATTATGAACGAACTGATGCAAGGTGGTTTGGGTGGTGGAGAACTTGGTGTTGTTGTGGCACCTGCTGGTATTGGTAAGTCTTGGGTGTTAAGTGCTATGGGTGCTTATGCTTTATCACAAGGACTAAATGTAGTTCATTATACTTTGGAGTTAAACGAGGCCTATGTCGGATTAAGATATGATAGTATCTTTAGTGGTGTGGAAAGTCAGAATCTAAAATATCACAAAGAAGAAGTGATGGAAAAACTGTTCAACCTAAAAGGTAACTTGACTATTAAATACTATCCAACCAAATCTTGTACTGTTAATACACTTTCTGCTCATCTGAAAAAAGTGGTTACATTTGGTCAAAAAGTTGATATGGTTTTAGTAGATTATGCTGATATTATGAGAGATGTTCATAAGTCAAGTGAGATGAGACATGCTCTTGGAAATATTTACGAAGACTTACGAGGTTTGGCTGGTGAGTTACAAGTTCCAATATGGACAGCAAGTCAGGCAAACAGAAGTGCTTTAGATGAAGATGTGATTGAGGCCACTAAAGTAGCTGAATCTTATGCAAAAGTAATGACAGCAGATTTCGTAATGTCGTTAAGTCGTAAGATAGAAGATAAGATAGGTAATACTGGTCGTTTTCATGTGATAAAGAACAGATTTGGTCCTGATGGATTAACTTATCCAGCTCGTATTAATACAAACATCGGTAAGATAGAGATTTTTGAAAGTAGTTCTGTTCAAGGTAAGGATGTTCAGCATAAAATCAATAATAGAGACAACCAAACCAAACAAATGTTGTCTGCTCGTTATGAGGATTTGATGAGTGAATAGTAATTCTGATATATTAACAAGTGTTTTTGGATATGATGAGAGGGATGTTGAGTTTGAGAGAATTGTAAACCATCTTGAGGTTTATGATATAGAGCACGGCATAGAAGTTATCTTTGATTACTACAGAAGACATGGTTTTCCACATTATACAATTCGTGAAGATGAAAAACATGACCATATGAGAAAATTACAAAAATTTGATACAGACACCATCTTCATTGACAATCAAATAATACAAACTATGCATGCTTTGCGTATGGCATGGACTTACTTTCCACATTTTTGGGAAATTAAGTGTGGTAATGCTAAAAGAACACCTATGGAAACATTTTTAGATGATGATAAGTTTAAATCGGTCATTAGAAAATGTTGGAATTGGTGTTTGAAACATGAAGATGGGGATAAAAGTATTTTTCATGAAAATAGACTAAGACAATCCCTAAAAATCTATACCGGTACACAAGCCGTCAGTAACTTTAGACCAACTGCTGCTAAACTAATATACGAGAAGTTTGGTGGTGATGTAATTTGGGATATGTCTTGTGGATGGGGTGGAAGACTAATAGGTTTTCTGGCAAGCTCACGAAAAAAGTATATTGGGACAGAACCATCGAGTTTGACATTCGAGGGACTACAAAAAATAAAAAAAGATTTTTTTTACTTGAAAAAGTCAGTAGAATTATATAGATTAGGCAGTGAAGAGTTTATACCAGATAGAAACTCTTTGGATTTATGTTTTACATCGCCTCCTTATTTTGATACGGAAAAGTATAGTGACGAAGACACACAAAGTTACATAAAGTTTCCGACAAAAGAAGAGTGGGTGAATGGTTTTTTAAGAAAAACAATAGAGAACTGTTACAGAGGTTTAAAAGATGGCAAATATATGTTAATTAATATTGCTAACACACCGAAGTATAAGTTCATAGAGGAAGAGACTCAGAGGATAGCAAAGGAACTTGGGTTTGTTCAAAATGATACACTACAACTAACATTATCAAGTGTGATGGGTGCGGGATATAAATATGAACCAATTTTTGTATTTAAAAAGAATTAAGAGATGATTGTTAATATTTATGAATGTGTCCACACAAAAAAGTTAACATAGGGAAAGTTTATGATTAAAAAGTTTGTTCTATCGGAGAATTTCATCAACAAGTATAAAAGAAGAAAAGCTCCTTTCGGTTTTAATGGATTAGGTGAATTAGTTTACATGAGAACCTATTCAAGAATCAAAGAAAATGGTAAAAATGAAAGATGGTGGGAAACCGTACAGCGTGTTGTAGAGGGAACTTACAATATGCAAATGAATTGGATTGAATCACATCAATTAGGGTGGAATGCGTGGCAAGCTCAAAAGTCGGCTCAAGATATGTATGACCGAATTTTCAACATGAAGTTCTTGCCTCCTGGACGCGGTCTGTGGGCTATGGGTACACCTATCACAGAGAAAAAGGGTTTATATGCCGCCCTAAACAATTGTGCTTTCGTATCAACAAAAACACTCAAAGAAGATTATGCTAAACCTTTCTGTTTCCTTATGGATGCAAGTATGTTGGGTGTTGGAGTTGGATTTGATACGAAAGGTGCTGGAGAGATAGTAATAAAAGGTATAGATGAAAAAAGAGACGAACAAGTCTATGAAATACCTGATACGCGTGAAGGTTGGGTTGAGTCGTTAAAATTACTATTGGAAAGTTACTTTCATGGTCAAGCACCGATGGAATTTGACTATAGAAAGATAAGACCAGCAGGAGAACCTATAGCTGGTTTCGGTGGTGTATCAAGTGGGCATGAACCTTTAGAAGAAGTACACGAAGATATTAGAAAGGTATTAGAAAAAAATAGTGGAGAACCAATCACTATCACGACCATCGTAGACATCATGAACTTAATTGGTAAATGCGTCGTAGCTGGTAATGTAAGAAGAACCGCAGAGATTGTATTTGGAGATTCCCATTCAGAAGAGTATTTAGATTTAAAAAATTATAAAGTAAACCCACACAGAGAAACTTATGGATGGACAAGTAATAATAGTATATTTGCAGAATTGGGTATGGATTATACAGAGGCTGCCAAACGAATCGTGGATAATGGTGAGCCTGGATTTGCGTGGTTGGATAATATGAGAAAATATTCTCGTATGAAAAATGGTGGAGATAATAAAGACCATAGAGCTATGGGTGGTAACCCTTGTTTAGAACAAACTCTTGAGTCATATGAGTTGTGTTGTTTAGTAGAAACATTTCCAAACAATCACGATTCATTTGAAGATTATGCTAAAACCCTTAAATATGCTTATCTATATGCCAAAACAGTAACACTTGGTAGAACACATTGGAGTGATACAAACAGAGTTATGTTAAGAAACAGAAGAATTGGATGTAGTGTAAGTGGAGTTGCTCAGTTTGTTACCAATAGAGGATTAGATGAGTTCAAGGAATGGTTAAATAATGGCTACGATGTCATCCAAAAATGGGATAAACAATATTCAGATTGGATGGCAGTTCCAAGAAGTATCAAAACCACTTCAGTTAAACCAAGTGGAACTGTATCTTTACTTGCTGGTGCTACACCAGGTCTTCACTATCCTGAATCAAGATTTTATATAAGAAGAATTAGGTTATCAAAACACTCAGAATTAATAGAACCATTAGAAAAAGCTGGATATAAATTAGAACCAGCATTTGGTTCTGAAGACACTACTATGGTTGTCGATGTGCCCGTAGATGTAGGGGAAGGTATCAGAACTGCTTCTGAACTATCCATATGGGAACAATTCTCGTTAGCTGCGTTTTTACAACGACATTGGGCTGACAACCAAGTAAGTTGTACGGTTACATTCAATCCTGAAACAGAGGCAAATCAGATTGCTCCTTGTTTAAACTATTATCAGTATCATCTAAAGGGTATTAGTTTATTACCAAGACATGATTGGGGAGCATATCCACAAATGCCATATGAAGCGATTGATGAAGAAACTTACAACAAAGAAGTTGCAAAACTTGGTAAGTTATCATTTGGTGTGATAAAGAACGAAGAGGCTGATGTCGATAAGTTCTGTAACAACGATAGTTGTGAAATTCCACCTATGCATGGTGACAATGACGACCAAGAGTATGCTAACTAATGAAATGCGGACAGGCAGACGACACACCTGTGAATAAAAATGTGTCTTAACAATAACAAAGCTAGGAGACAGATTATGAATTATCGTAATCTCATCTCTGTTCTGATGATGTCAGTTGGTCTTGTCTTTGGACAAGCTGTTACTGGTTTTGTTGGAAACGGAGAAGAACCACTTGTTGGAGCAAATCTTGTGGTTGAAGGAACTGAGCTTGGTGGCGTAACTGATTCCGAAGGAAAGTTCGTCATCGAAACAGGTACAGGTACTTTCGACTTAACTGCTTCATACATCGGTTATGTATCCCAAACCAAAAGTGTAAGGGTTGGGGACATAGTTGGGAGTGTTAGTTTCGACTTAGAAACTGATGTTGTTGCTCTCACAGCACTTGAAGTTTTGGCTTCTCGTGCCGATGAAACAACACCCGTAGCCTACACTAATGTTAGTAAAGAGGAAATGGAAGTTCGTCTTGGTTCTCAAGACATTCCAATGATTCTTAACACAACACCAAGTGTATATGCTACTCAACAAGGTGGCGGTGCGGGAGATGCCCGTATCAATGTTCGTGGATTCAATCAGAGAAATGTTGCTGTCATGATAAACGGTGTTCCCCAAAATGATATGGAGAACGGATGGGTTTATTGGTCTAATTGGGATGGGGTAGGTGATGCTACTTCCTCAATTCAGATGCAAAGAGGTCTATCAGCCGTCAATCTAGCAACACCATCTATTGGTGGAACTATGAACATTATCACCGATCCTGCTGCCCAAGAAAAGGGTGGAAAGTTCAAACAGGAAGTCGGTGAGGGTGGATTTCTAAAATCTACCTTGAATTATAACTCAGGTCTAATCAATGATAAACTGGCAGTAAGTGGAACGATTGTTCGTAAAACCGGTGATGGTTTTATAGACGGAACATGGACAGACGCTTGGGCTTATTATCTTGGTACATCTTATGCTGTATCAGACAAACAGAGGTTTGAGTTATACGCAATAGGTGCACCACAAAGACATGGTCAGAACCTATACAAACAGAACATAGCAACCTACTCTCAAGAGTTGGCTGGAAGTATCGATGGATATAATGATTCAGCTTATGTTGAAGGGGAGAAGTTTGAACATGAAGCTGGTAGGTTCTTCAACCAAAATTGGGCTCCAGTATCTTCGGATTACAAAGGACAACAATATTGGTATATGTATGGCGCCAGAACAACAGATAGGTACAATCCTAATCTGTTGAATGAAAGAGAAAACTTCTTTCATAAACCACTTGTAAATCTAAACCATTTTTATGATATCAATGATGAGATGAGATTATCTTCGGTATTATATTGGAGTGGTGGTTCTGGTGGTGGTACTGGTACTTATGGAAGTGTCAGTAGAAAACCAGCTATTGAAGGAAACCAATGGTGGGCTAGTTCACCTTGGATGTGGGATTGGGATGCTGAGATTGAACAGAACTCTGCTAATGTAGACTCTGCTTGGTCTGATACAGAAAATCGTTCCACAGGTATCCTAAGAAACTCAATCAATAGACAGAATACTTATGGTTTGATTTCTAAATTAAACTATGATGTATCAGATGAACTTGAAGTTCAAGTTGGTATTGATTGGAGAACTGCTGGTATTGAACATGCTAGAGAAGTTCGTGACTTACTTGGTGGAGATTACTATGTAGACTTTGCTGATGACAATTTTGCTGATGGTAAGAAAGTTGGGTTAGGTGATATAATTGCTTATCACAACGAAACCACAGTAGATTGGTTTGGTGCTTTCTTACAAGGTCAATACGATACAGAGAAGATTAATCTTTATGGTATGGGTGGTATTTCAACCATCGAGTATACTTACAAAGACTTTTTCTCTGTTGAGAAAGAACTTGTAGAAGCTCCATCTATTACAACCTTTCAAGTAAAAGGTGGTGGTAGATATAATCTTGACGACAGACTTTCGGCATTTGCTAATGTCGGATATGTTCAGAAACCACCAATTCTTGATAATGTAATTGACTATGATGGAAATGTATCTACAAATCCAGACAATGAGAAATTTACATCTTTTGAAATCGGTGGTGAGTATGGAAGTGAGTTAGTTGCTATCAAAGGTAGTTATTACAACACCCAATGGAAAGATAGGAACTTAACTAAATCTGTAACCACAGGTCAAGGTGACTCAGGTGACACAGACATCATTTATTTAACAGGTGTGAATCAATCACATTCTGGTGTAGAGGTTGAATCTAAGATTGCTCTACACGAAATGGTGGACTTAGATGTTGCTGTTAGTATCGGTGATTGGTATTTTGATGGAGATGCGAAGGGTGATTATACTGAGATGGAATACAACGATGATAACCAAATCATTGGACAAACATCTACAGAATATCAGTATGCTTTAAGTAATCTTAAAGTTGGTGACATGCCACAAACTGCTTATGTTGGTGGATTAACATTAAAACCAATTAAAGGATTGAGTGTACAAGGACTTTACAGATGGTATGACAATCATTATGCTGATTGGAGTCCTGATGCTCGTGAGGTTGACGAAGATGGTGCTGATAGGGCACAAGTATGGAAAACACCATCCTATGGTAAGTTAGACATACATGCTTCTTATAAGTTACCAGAAGTTGCTGGTTTAGACATGACATTAAGTGCTCATTTATTCAATGCACTTGATGATGTTTATATCCAAGATGCAACAGATAACAGTAAGTATAATGGGTACGGTGATAAACTTCACTTGGCTCATAACGCTGAAGTATTCTTGGGAACACCAAGAAGTTTTAATTTAGGACTTTCTGTTAATTTCTAAAACGATAAATTTAGGGGGGTTGAAATATATCCCCCTTTTTATCAAAGGTATTTAAATGAAAAAGTTATTATTTTTATTATTATTATTATTTGGATGTGACGATAGGATTGAAGAACCAAATAAATCAAATATTATAGTTACAATGCTAAGAATACCTAGAATAGAAATATTAGATAATATATGGATTACACCAGCTCCAATATGGGGACATTTAGAATCAGAAGATAGTATACCCGTTGAAAGAATGATTGTACATTGGTGGAGTAATATGTATTGGGATGAAGATGATTCAAGTGGACATTACAGATTGTTATCTAATCGTAGAAACAAAGCAATATGGTATGATAAATTTGGTAACAGAGATACTATGGATGTAGATGTAGATACATTAAGATGGACTACAGATAGATACTCTGAAGTAGATAGTTTAGGATATTTTTTTAATACACTAAGACCTACAAGAGTAATGCAAAATAAAGGTTCGGGTAGTTATATGAAATTGTATTGGAGTATTGAAAATACACTAATAGATTCACAAGAAGTTTTTTTAATGGATTAAAAAAACACTTGACTTGTATATGGTTTTGTTGTTATATTTACATATCGAAAATGGGGATTTTATAATCTAAATGTATCAGAATATTTGGTGTGAAAAAAGAGGTGGTAATCAAGTAGAAGTTCATCTTTGGGATGATGTTGCTGGTTATCAAAACTTTATATTTAAAAATTATGCTTATGTCCGAGATGGTGGTGGGCAATATCGTTCTATTTATGGGGATAAGTTGAAGAAAGTTACATATTGGACAGAACAAGATTTTAAAACTGGTCGAGTCTTTGAATCAGATATTCCATTGGAAACTCGTATCTTATTAGATAGATATGAGGATTCAGATGAGCCGTCCAAAGACCACAGAGAATTATTTTTTGATATAGAGGTGGAAGTCACAGATGGTTTTCCTGAACCATCAAAAGCACAAAACAAGGTGACTTCGGTTGCCATGTATACCAAACACGATGGTAAATATCGTGTTTATGTTTTAGGAGAAGGACAAGA